TTTACTGAAATGAGGCCCTCAAGCGTGGGGTTGTTGTTTACCGCCCTGTCAATTCGATTCTCGTGATTTCCTAGCGTCAAGACCATGCGAGGCTTGTATACCTTCTCTTTGTTCTTACGCTGACGATCCTGCAAGTCCCTCAGAGGCTGCAATAGCATCTTCATGGCCTTATGAACAATCTCAACATCCTTCTTGTATCGAAGGCCCTCAAAGTATTTAGAGCCTTTGATGTCGTGACTGCTGAGACTAGGCATATCTGCAAAGTCGCCGATATTGACAACAACATCAGGACGATACTCACAGATCGCTTCTCCAGCCCATGAGAGGTGCTCCAGAGGAACACCCTCACGAACTTGACAATCAGGGATGACTAGGATTCTCATTTGTATGTCTCGTCTTGGGAAGAAGGAATCAGGTCTGGATTTTCTAACACAAGCTTTTCAAATACTGTTCGATCCATCTCCCGACCAGAAGCCCTAGACTCATTAGGATCATTAAACGGCATAGCAACACTGTAAAAGACTTGCTCACGGATGTTATAACCATAATGCCCTTCTAAGAACTGTAGGAAGCTCTCTACGACATTAACCCATGTGGTTCCGTCTTCAAACTGTAAGTCTGTTTTGGTAAGCACACTAGGATATAACCCTATCGGTTCATTATCGTCTTCATAACGAAAGGTATAATTAACGCTCATCTCCACTACCTCCAATTTGGTTACGTTGTTTACGATCTTCAAGCTTATCAATGTTAGTAATAGCAACATCTTCCAGCTTGATATTGAACTGTTCAGCAATCATGGCGATAAACCACAGACAGTCTCCTAGTTCTTTCTTCATGTCCTCCTTGAGAATTGAATTATCACGGAAATGTGCATCACGAAGATATTTTGCCCACTTTCCTGCAACTTCCCCGGACTCAGCAGCAAGACCGGGGATGAGATACATCAGCCCTTTAGCGGTCGATAGGGCATAAGTTTCAGCCCTGTCTTGATACTCATTGAACTCCATTCATAGCCTCCTTCACTGACGGAAACAAAGCAAAGATGATAGCACGACATTGTTCTGCTACTTCACGATGTTCTTTCTGTGTTGCAGGATCACAACGAATATCAATGTAGTGAAGCCAGCTACGAAGAGTTCCGTTCATATACATCTTACTCATTGTCAATCCTTCCGGCAACAAAGCTCTAGCAGTCTCTTTAGCAATTCCTTTGTCCAAGGCTTGAGCATATAGACTACTGGCCTTCCCGATCATCTCAGCTTGAGCTTCCTTCCAAAACTGGTGTAGTTCTCCGTTGTCAGTCTGGAGGCTGTTCTGACGATTCAGTAAGTCCTGTGTGCGGCACTCACGAACATCAAAGCCGTTAGCAACAGCATATCGTTGGCTGAACTCTTGGAAACTGAAACTACGGTGTCTCAGGATTTGACGAGCAATATCCCGTGTGGTTTCAATCTCCATGCAGACGTTCACCATCTCGAAAGGACTCCAGTGTTTATGCTTTATTAGGTACTTCAAGAGTTTCGGGGAAGAGGTCGTGTTGTTCTGGTTCTCGGGATTGCTCACCCGAGCCATGTACGCTATCAGATTCTCCCCGTTCGGTGTCCCCCAAACTAGTTTCACTTGGCTCATATTTCTCACCTTCCTCGATTCCATTCTTAATTGCAGTCAGGATTCCTAGATTTAGGAGCATCCCCATTTCTGTTGAATTTAGATCAAAACTAAAGTCAGCAGACCCGTCGTCATTCTCTTTAATCAGATTTACTTTCACGGCAATTCCTTATAAAGTATTCAGCATCAACGATGGCTAGAGGCTTACATTGATTCTGTTTGATAAAGACAACAGGCTCATGAGTCCCATGTGAGCAGGCTTGGTTGTAGAAATCATAGACGGCAATACGAGCATAGCTTTTGCACTCGATCTGCCACGGATAGATTCTACGAGCCGCTGGAGAGAGCATAACGTCCTCTCCACCTGCACCCATTGACGTTGACTTAATATCGTCTCCTTCAAGCTCTTTGGCTGCGTTCTCCAACATCCTTGAAGCAACCCACTTCTGTAGGTTTCGTCCTTTTGCTTTAGCTGATGATGTCTTCACTGTTTCGTCTTCTCGTATTGATGCAACAAAGAGGCAAACGCATCGGTAAACTCTTCGTCATGGTTAGTCTTTCCCATCGTGAACAAAATCGCATGAACAAGCTCATGGCACAGGGTTTGGTCTGTGATTTGTTTGTTCATCCCTGCTCGGATCAGAATCTCTTGTGTTGCAGGATTGCAGGAACCATAGTCAGCCATGCCCTCGATGTAGCGGATTGTCCAATCAAACCCTGCTAACTGGAAGGAGGCGACCAAACTTGCTGTGGGGTTCTTAGGAGCCATAGAAGCCTCCCATTTTCCAATACTCTTTCTGCATCTCCATCATACGCTTTAAGACACGCATCATACAGTTCCTTTTCAGTCTTACAGTCCTTGAGGATTTTAGCGGCTTTAGCCACTCCAATGCCCTTCAAGCCCTGCACGTTGTCAATCCTGTCACCAGTCAATATCTGACTGTAGAAGCTCACCATTCCGTCCCACTCAGTAACCCAGTATTTCTCTCTCTTAACAAAGTTATAATGCCATCCTGTTAGCTGGTCTAAGTCCTTGTCAATCGAGCATATCCAGAAGTTACCTTTCTGAGCTTCAATGGCGATAGCGTCATCAGCTTCCATACCTTCAACCTTTATAGCCCCCAAGCGCTCAAGATGATCTCTAATGGCTTGATAATGCTTGGGGCGTTTAAGGTCTTTACGGTTTCCCTTGTATGGAACTGTCTTAGCAACTTCGTGACGGAAGTTACCAGAACCAGTGATGTAAGCCTTGTAGTCTTCGCACTTAAGATCATCATAGACAATCTGGAACACCAAGTCTTTCACTCTGGCTAAGGCAAACTTCTCGTCCTCTTCCTCAGACGCAAACCCCACACGATAAGTAATGATGTCTGAGTCCAAGAGAGCCACCTGTGGTAGTTCAGAGGGTGACATCTTCCTCTTCTTTAGCGTCAGGCACGTAAGTCTTCACCTCGGTGACATACACCTTCTGGATCGAAGGAGCATTACCATGCTTTGCAGACAGCTTATGCTTGTATGCCGACACAATGGCGTTGCACTTGGAGCCGTTCCCCAAAGCATCTACGGGAACAATAGCACCATCAGGGCCTTCGGGATTAAACAAATACTTGCTCTTACCAACAATAAAGTTACCCATGGAGTCTTTGTATTTGACCTTGATACCAAGACCAGTCAACTTAGCCACATCGTCATCACTGATGTTACCGATGGTGCATTCGTAACGGTCGTTGGCTTCGTTGAAGGCTTTGTTAAACTCAGCCATCCATTTAGTCCAGAACAATTCACCAGAGATTTTGACGGGTTTCAAATCACTCATTTTCAATTCCTTTGAAAGTTAAAAATACTGCTTTCGCAGCGGGTTATTGTAGAATCCCAGTGTTATCGGAATTCTGCAAATCGAGATATTCTAACGCATTATAGAGGATTGCAGCGACTTCTTCGGGCAAGAGTGTGTTGCTGTAATACAACATAAACTCTTTCTCGTAGATGTCAATCACAATCTTTTCTTGTGGTTCTTCAGTGTGTTTCACGCCAGTTGGCCCCTATTTTGTATTCGCCATCCAAGGGACAACGAAGGTTGAAATGCTCTCCTGCTTCTACGATAGACATTCTAGCAGCTTTTCCGGCTTCTTCAGCGATCTCTTGTGGACACTCAAACTGGAACTCATCGTGAACATTTGCAACAAGCTTCACAGGCCACTTGTTTGCTCTGATCTTATCATGAAAAAGAATCAAAGCCTTCTTCATAACAATTGCACCAGCTCCTTGAAGTAGCGTATTGAGGGCGGCGTGCTCCGAGCGCACCCAAATCTTGCGACCATCCAAGCCGGGGACATAACCCTTGTCCGCATACTTGGCAACAGTGTTACGTAGCGTCTGCAACGAGGGAGTTGCGGAAAGAAACTTGTTGATAAGCTTGGTTCCAGTAGATGCGTCACCACCAACGATGGAGCCGATCTTCGCTGGCCCCGCACCGTATAGGAAGGCATAAATAAACGTCTTCGCATCATCTCTAGTTGGTAGCCCCGCAGCCTTTTGGTTGAGGGTGTGAACATCCGTTCCATCCTTTGAGCTTCCTTCACAGACCGTTTTGACATAGGTTTCATCCTTCATGTAATGAGCCAACATACGCAATTCAAGACCAGAAGCGTCACAGCCGACAAGAACATTACCGGCATCAACAGTCCAGCACTGACGACACTCAGGGCCATATAAGCTTCCTGCGTTTGGTATCTGAGCCATGTTAGGCTTAAAGTGAGTCATGCGTCCGGTAACTGCTCCATTGGTGTTTACACGTCCATGAACCCTTCCGTCCTCTTTGACTTCATCAACCCATGATTCAATCTGGGCGATACGCTTTTGCACCAAAAGATACTCAGCAATCACTTTAGCTTCTGGAATATTGACATTCATCAGCGTGCCCTCATCGACCATGGGTTGTCCAGTCTCAGTAAACTTCTTAGGCTTCCACCCAAGTTCAATCAGCTTTTCACCAATTTGCTTTCGAGAGCCGGGATTGAAGACAACGATTTCATCTTTAAGTCGCTTTCCTGTTTTTTCTGAGAATCGCTCAACTGAATAGGGAGGCCATCGCTGCTGCATTTGTTCATTGATTTCTGCCAATCTTCCTTTGAGGTTAGTAAGTAGCATTGTTGCATGGGGAATGTCCAGTTTGAATCCGTTTCGTTCTTGCTCATTGATGATCATTGCCACACGATGTTCGAGTTCCACAGACTCTTGAGAAAACTTATTCTTCTCTAGTCCTTGTGAAACATGATGATATACATCAACCAGAACATCCACATCCCGTATACAGTAGTACTCAAGCAGACCCATAATCGGGTCATCAAAGCACTCACCAGAATATTCTTGCTTTTTGTCATTCATCCACTCCCAAATCTTTGGATAGTCTACCTTGTGTGTGCTTAAACTCTTTCCGTAGCTTTCCAAGCTGTGTCCGTTCTCTCTCGTTGGCTCTAATAGACGCCCTGCTACCAGTGTGTCGAATATCTGCCTCAAAGTAATCTTCGTTTTCCATAACTTGTTCAATATCGGAAAATCGAACCCGACCCCGTTGTGGGCGATTATCTGTGTAGCCGAGCTTAGATAGTCGCTTAGGCCATTGTGATCTTTCCATACACGAATCTCCTGAGTGTCAATGTCCTTCGTTACGCACATCCAAATCTTGTTGTGCGCTAGGTTTGATTCTATGTCCAGTGCAATTCTCATGCTCTTCTTTCAGTTTTTCATAGGAGTTGATTAGGTCGTGGTATCTGGATTGTAACTCATAATACTTGTCTTCCAAGTCCATCAACCTTCCAACAATTTGATCAAGACTCATCATGTGTTCTTCTCCTTGAGTTTGGCTTCGATGACTCTGGCAAAGTCATTTACCCAATAACCAAACAAGATACGATACTCATCGCAAATTGGCTTTAACTCATCTTGCGTCAGCCCCTGCCATTCACGCTTTGGTGCTTCATCTGGGCAATTGCAGGTAGATGCTGTGCCTAGTTCCCATCGTTGGTTACATTTACAACATTGTCCGTAAAACATAGTCACTCCTTAATGCCGTGTGCGGCTTCAATGATTCGGACAAAATCACGCAAAGTTGCTGTTCCGCTTGGAGGGAAAGGCAAAGCATCAATCTCATCATCCGTCAGCGGCTCACGCTTGGGTGGGGATGTGTAGAGGGGTGTCACAGGGCCAGTCGCCCAATCACTTGGGTCGAATTCATGCAGGTTGCCGTTGTATCGCCACGCCACAGGCTCTGACTGATCGAAAGTTTCTTTCGATTCAGTTGATCTTTGATCAACGTCTGGTTGTTTATAAGCATCTTTGTAAAGACCAAGACGCTCGTTTTCATTGTGCAAGGCTTGTAAGGCTTTTTCTTGTGCCAATGCTTGGTTGATGGCGGTGATGGCTTCCGTTTCTCTTTCCCACGCCTTACTTCCCGGCTCAGTATCTGTTTTTACCAACGCATCCAACGCCAGCCTCAAGGCAGCGTCCTTCATTTGATGTTCATCCATAATCCCACCTGTGCAAAAGCATAGCCAGTCCAAATCATACCATTAGGTAAGTCCCCTTTGAGCCATTGCAGCACTCCTACAACAGCATACCCAAAGCCAGTGGCTCCAACGATGAGGTGTTCAATGCTCATGCCTCCTCCCAATCAACAAAGTCCCAGTTCCAAATGTCACACTCTTCTACACGCTTGCTGTTCCTAAAAAAGTTTTCAAGAAAATCTTGTGCTCGTTCAACATTGTGCCCAGTGACAGCAATTTTGATAGTGATTTCATAGCAAGGCACATCTTCTATACTCCAGTCTTCCATCATAGTTCCTCCAAAGTGACTTCTCTCATTCTCCCTGTGTCCGTATCGTATTTTAGCTCACAAGCAGGGCCAGTGAGACCGCAATACCGGTTTTTCGCAACGGAGACCTTGGTGATGTGCCTCACATTAGGGTCTTCTGCCATTGAGTTACGCTCCAATGTTATCACAGCGTCTGACAACTGAGCAATTGCACCGGAGCCTCGTAGTTGTGATAAAGAGACAGCCTGTCCGTCCTCGTGTCCTTGGTTGCCGTTAGGCCGCTTGAGGTGACTCACCGCCACCAAAGTAACATTAAGCTCCTGCACCAAAGTCCTCAAGCGAGTCATCATCTCATCAATGGCCTTACGCTCATCACCGTTATCCTGTCCCGACACAACAATGCTGATGTGGTCGAGAAAGATCAAGCGACAATCGCAGGCTTTCACCATGTAGCGGATGCGGTTCAAGATGTTGTCAATGTTTGTGCTCCCAAAGTGATCAAACAAGTAAATTCGATCAGTCCCGAGTGTAGCATCAAAGGCGTGCTTGAGTTCTTCCTCGCTCACCAAAGTGTCAGGCAAATGCAACTTCTTGTTGGCTTCCAAGCTCATGATGCTACGGGCAGTCTTCTTAACCGATTCTTCCAAGAACAACCCACCAATGTTCCACTTTGTTGTCTTAAGCACATGATACA